GGATTACTACCCTTCGATTTCAGTAGTGAGCAGGAGCTACTACAAGGACCTATAATAATAGAGGTATCATCTACAACGATCAAGAGTTCTGTAGGAGATAAAGTAAAAGCAGTAAAACCAACAAACGGAATTACCACACCAGTTTATTTGGCATACACCGTTCCTTCTCCCGAAAACGCATACGTTCAACTCTCTAACTCAGGATATTTTAAAGGTTCAGCTACTCAAGCAACGCGTATCATTAATGATGAAATCTACATTGTTAACATAGTAAACGCTCCAGCATATCCAAAGCAGTGGTACACATTAGATAGTAGTGATAGATTGCAAATATACAATAACACCATAGAGAACTCTAACGAACCACTTACACTAGCTTACGACTACTGGGCAACACCAAACCAACCTTTAAAAGTTCAAGAGTACGCAGACTTGTGGAATTCTAATGATGCGTTTCCTTCAAAGAACAGTAAAGAAGAGGTTATCGATATAATACAATCATCAGTGCAATGGAAAAACTACTCTAGGTTTATCATGACCATAGGAGTTCACGACACGAGGTTTGATTCTAACGATCCATCAAGTTTGCACGCTATTGATAGTTATTTTATTGACTTTGATGGTTTCAACGCAGTGATACATAAAAAAGCGGGTAATGGACAGGTGTTACCTAGCCTTGATGTTTTAGAACAATTACCAACAGACGAAATAAACACAATAAACTCAAACTCACAAGAAACCGGTGGTGTTACCTTTAGTTCTGAGGTCTACAATTATAATACGGCTGCTTCCCAAAGCGCACAAATGGTACCAGTTCCAGTACAAGTCAACGAAATAACAGGTAATAACGACTTAATTGCAAGTATTGAATTGCCAACATCACTATTAACAAGCCCGAGAAATCAAGGTGGCCTCAACATTCCACTAGTACCGCCAACTAATCGAAGTGAGTTACCAGTGGTTAATGCTGTAGATGGAACAATAGATTTTACAAAGAACACACCATCAAATGAGGTACCTTCCGAAATATACGAAGAGAATCTGCAGATAATCAACGAAGCACTACAAACACAGATTAACACTTACTATAACAACCTAAACAACCTAGAAAAAGCTTTTTTTGATAGATTCGACTACAATTTACCATATGACGATCCAAACCAGACAAGCACTATTACAGTGCAAAATGAAGATGGATCTAACACCTCTATAATAAGAACCGCAATACCAGAAGATAGTGTATTGATGGTTTTAGGAAGAAGACGTAATGCATTGAATAAGATATATGAATCCTTACAAGCAACAGCAGAGTTACCTAACCAAAACTACGAAGTTGTGTTTAGTGAATCAAATATCGAGCCTACACAAGCACAAATATACACAGAAGCATCATACGAATCGCAAATAGACAGCAACTATAAAGTGATTTTATATGGAATGAGACCAGCCACTGGTCAACCAGCTCTTACAGATGGAAATGCAATAGTTGGAACACCACTTACTGGAGTAGTCCAAGACCGCGAATACACAATAACAGAGATATCAGTAATGAATACTGGATCTTTAGTTTAAGTCTATTTATATCTAGATGGATAAAAGATCAATAAAAATACAGACCCCACTTCCCGACGACGCTTTACGTGTTGGAGACTTTGCATTGCTTCCAGTGATCAATAAACCACCAACAATCACATCACATCCTTTAAGGAATTTTCACCAATTAACTTGGACTTACCCTATTTTAGTTGATGGAAAGGTGCGAGCAAAGGTGCAATCAGTCAGACCCCTTGTTGACACGTTTACTGTAAGAAAGGGCACAGCATTAACGTGGGGAATTTATTGCACAGATCCATCAAATGTAAACAATCTAAACGACATATCAAACCTAACCTTTGTATGGAAGCGTGATGGACAACCACTATACGAGTTTAATAGGCAGAATGAGGGAAGAGGTGTTCAGTTTATTGAATATACAGAAGAGCGGTGTACAGAGGAGATAGATGGAACTTATACTTGTGAGGTTAGCAATGAAGTAGGTACAACTACAAGCACACCCTTTACATTACAAATTCTCGACCTAGACAATAACGATCAGCTGTACATTAATTTATTGCTTAATGGAGATGCTGATGGAGGATTAGATGGATGGCAAAACGGAGATGGACAGATTAGATCAATAAACACGTATTACAATAAAACGTGGAATCCTAGCTCAATAACTACATACGACTCAACGCTAGAAATTGGAACTGGATCTAACTTTAGACCTAGTCTGCCGTACGCTTTTCGATCTCAAATACAAGAAGGATTGCTGTTTTATGGCAGCTACGATGTATGGAGCAAGTTAGCGGGTGAAGATTTAACCAACTTAGATTTATCCAACGCTGAGATTTCTGACTTACCAGGATGGATTAAATTTGCAAATACTGCACAACGAAATGATATTATACCAAATGAGGATTTTGGCAAGGGGGATGGTTTTCAAGGATTTTATCCTGGAATCAAGTTTCTCGATTCTTACAACAGAAACAGCACTAAGAACATAAGATTGCAGGATGAAGTATTCAATCGACCGCTAAATTATTTTGGTCGTCAAAACATAACATTCAACGCAGACCCATCCACAGAATTCACACAAACAATAGATATTACAGAGTTGAGCAGCTTAACACAAGGACAAGTAGGTGGTGTAGAATACCTTACTGCACAATTTTTTTCATATATTGGATGTGCAATTTCAAGGTACACTATCAAGACAATACAGAGACAAGAGGAGGTTGAATATAACTACTACATTCACGATCTTGATAAGTTACGAGGCTTTCTGAGTGGAGATAGTCTTCCAAGAATAACACCTGATCAAGGATCGACAATTGAAATCATACCACACACAGATGATACGACAGTGATATATTTGGATATGTTAAATGAGTTGGGAGATGTGATTGAAACAAAAACATTCCAAGGACCGACTGCATTAGATGTATGGGCAATTAAAGAAAAAACCGACTGGATTTTAACACTATACCCAATATTCCAGTTTTTCAATAACCGTAATAATCCTATAAAAGTATTTGGTCAAACTTATACTAATACTCAAGCACTAGCGCCATTGTTTAACCTTAGTACAGAGGGGAAAGGTAACCTAAACATAGACAACATACAACAAATAGCAAATCAAGTAACCGATATCAATGCTAAATTCATACTAAAAAGATATGGAGATTTGTATAATGACTGGCGTAAACCTTATCCAACAAATACTTGGGAGAAAAACGAACAAAATGATTTTGGAAACTACATTGCTCAAAACGTAAATCGTCAAGAAAAAGCGTATCCGGATAAGGGAGCAGCTGCCTTTTTTGCGGTAGGAGGAGATGTAAATATTCCAACACAAACAACTCAAATTCGAGTAAGAGTAGAATTCACAAACAACTCACCAGCTCGAGTTGACAGCAACCCACAAAATAAAGCTTGGAGAGACCAAGAAATATATAACACATTGTTTGATTTGTCAGGCACTCCCGAAACAGCACCAAAAGCGTACTACAAGTATGGTACGCCTAGGTGTGGGATAACCAAGATGAAACTGATATTAGTACCAAATCGTGATATTGCATCAAGCAATCACACAACATACTCAATACCGCCAAGTAGGTTTACAACACTGGGAATAGCGAAGCAAGCAGCTCTATCACCCGGTAACGATTCGTCACAAAAAACTCGATTTACGTATTCATTATATAAACCTAATGGAATACCGGAAGCTCCAGATCCAACACTACTGACACAATTCTCAGAAGATTCGCGTGAAGAGCTGAGACAAGCTGTTGAGTTAGGTTCAAATGTGGATTCGCGACTCATTAATGGTAGCGAGGTGGATAGGTTACAAGAACTACAAGATCGCCGTGAGTTTGCAAACAACTCTATTGACATAGAAGAAGCAGATCGAGAAACAGACAACAATCCTAATAATCCACCGGATAGTGAATTACAAGATGGACAACCTCCATCACCATAATCTAATAACACTACTATTTATATAAAAAGACAGCGTGGCAAGACGACGAATAAAAGGTACAAGTTTAGATAGACAAGGTAATGCAGTATCGCTTGTCCAGAGACAGACTTTTGTAGATGCGGTAGCGATCGTGCCACCTGACACTAAACCAAAAACCCCGCAACAGGTGGCAACGCCTGTACCAGGTTTTAGCACAAAAGCGGGAACAGTCACAGCATATCCAAATGACGTAGTAAGATTAGATTTATTCAATGCTGCTAATTTGTACCTAGGTACTGAGTATAGGGTAAGTGGATGGAGTACAATAAAACCCACCAACAAGCTTACAGACAAGCGTCAATCAAGCATTGAAAACACTGCAGCTAGCAATATCACAATAAACCTAAACGCTGAAAGAGATGTACAGCAGTTAGGTTATGTAGCTGGAAAATACAATCTAAGCTATAAGTTTCACAGAAACATATTAGGATCAGGAGATGGTCACAAGCTTGTAATTCAAGAGATAAGTTCAAATGGGTTAGAAGTAAGGGTTAGGCCAATATTGTCTGACGTATTAGATAATACACAATTTGTACAATACTTCCAGGAAGGCTTATTCAAGACACCAAAAAGTGAGGTACTAAGTAATTTATTCTTATTCCAAGATGCTCAAACATTCACACCAGTGTTTGATTATGTGCAGGATAAGTTTACAATAAACGAAGCACCCTATAGCATTATATTCAAGCTATCTGCACCAATACCTGCAAGCGCTAGAGTTGGAACAGAAATATGGATAGCACAGCAATTAGGTGCAGATTATGCAATTCCAGATCTTATAATCACACCACCTGATTTAAAGCCACAAACCCTCGAAATTGCTGGACCTAACTTTGATGTGCTAGCAAAAGTTCGTACTGGATTTTCGACTGAGTATAAAGATAAGGATGATCTAACAACCACTGACTCAAACGTACAGTATCAGATAGAGAATAGGTTAGTAAGTAGTTCGCTTGTTGAAGGTATCGAGATTAACACTGACTTCAGAAAGTTTGAAAACTTTGTAAAGTATAGTAGTGCAACAGAGCGTTTAAATGCATTCTTGAATAAGGTAAAGCTGATTGAAAGTTATGATGGTCGTATAAGAGCTTTAACAACTGACCTTAATGGACTACCATCTTCTAGTGCTTCAAGCAGTACTGCATTCACAAACAACATAAACTCAGCACGAACTAAGAAAAGCAGTGTAATAGGAAGCTTTGATGCTTATGAGCGTTATTTGTATTACTCATCCGCAAGCTACGAAACAAGCTCTTTTGGAGAATTTTATCCAACTACATGGCCAAAGCAAAATAACACACAACCTTATATACAATATTCTTGGACATCTTCGCAAGCTGAGGCTTGGTTTGAAGGATCTATTGCATCTGCAAGTTTGTATGATAACAATAACATAGACGCACTAACAAAAAGTGTACCATCACACATAATAGAGGATACCGACAACGAAACATACGCAACATTAGTGCAGGTAGCTGGACATTATTTTGACGATATCCTTCCATACATTAAAGAATACACTAACAGATACAACCACACACAAAAACTATCAGAAGGTTTAAGTAAAGACTTACTATATGTGATAGGTGAGAATTTAGGATTCGAGTTTGAGAATGGATCATCTTTAGATGATTTATGGAGTTATGCGTTAGGAACCGACATAACTGGTAGCTCTAATACAGCTTACAACACTACCATCGATGATACAATGAAAGGTATCTGGAAGCGCATTATTACCAACCTACCATACCTTATAAAAACAAAAGGTACTGAGCGATGTTTACGAGCATTAATCAACTGCTTCGGTATTCCAGACACAATCTTACGTATCAAAGAGTATGGAGGACATGAGGGAGGATTTGATAAAAAATCAGATGCTGTTTATGATCGATTCTACTATGCATTTGTGGCAGGATATAATGGACAAACATCTGGATTACCAGCACAGCAGATTAAAGCTCCTTGGCAAGCTGTGTCACAGAGTGGTTTGTTTCCGCAAACAACAGAGCTTCGTGTCAGAATGGCTGACAATCAAACTAAAGATCAAACAATATTTGAGTCACCAGGATTGTGGAAAGTTCGAGCTTTTCAGAGTGCAAGCGGTAAATACGTAGGCTTTTTCCTAAGCGGTAGCCAGGGATGGGCAACAGCGAGTGTTAGTTCGTCAATCTACGATACAGATACAGAGGATCCCTACACCGATCAAGATACAAGATGGCATCACATTGCGCTGAGAAGAGAGAATCAAACGGACACTATAACCGACAATCAAACTTATACGCTGATTGTCAAAACGACGAAATACAACAAGGTTGTTTCTACAACAACAGCATCATTATCAATAGATGGAGGAGTCAGTTCATCATACAACAATTCTTTTACGACAACTGGAAATGTATGGATTCCAGGATCAGGAAGCTATGCTTTAGCAGACTCACATTCGATGGATTTATTCTCGGGAAGTGTTCAAGAATTCAGATATTGGACATCTGAGCTGCAGGACGCAATACTCGATAATCACGCTTTAACACCAACAAGCTTCCAAGGCAATACAGATGGAGTGTTTACCGGAAGTACATCTAGCTTTGATACTTTAGCGTATAGATTGACATTAGGAACAGACAATAAAAAAACACTCGATGACCACTACCCAGCGACATCTAGCTTTGATTCCCAACACCCTAATCAAGGCATCACTGTACCATCAGCTTCCTTCTATAATGTTACTAGCTCAGCGTATTATCGCGTTATAGAGCAAAACTCGTTAGAGTGGCCTGATTTAGGTGCGAACAGAAGTATATCGTCAAAGATTAGGATTGATAGCACAACATTGGTAGATACACAGCTGTTTCCAGACAGTAAGGTTGAAAAACCATTAACAGACAACAATCCACCTGACAATGCAAAACTAGGAGTATTCTTATCTCCTACAAATGAAGTAAACCAAGACATTGCAGAGCAGTTTGGAGGCATAAGTATCGATGATTATATTGGAAATCCATCACACCTATCTTTAGACGATTATCCAGATCTTCAAAACTTAGCACGCGTATATAGCAAAAAATACACAGACAATAACCGACCAATGGAATATGTTAGGTTATTGACACACTACAACGCTGCATTATTTAAACTAATTCAACGCTTTGTACCGCATAGAGCTAATACACAAACTGGTTTATTAATTGAACCTACAATTCTCGAGCGCAGTAAGATATCAACACCACCACCGGTAGTAGAAGATTTACAATACACTGCGTCATTGATACTAAGTCCAGACGTAATCTTTCCACCATCCGGTGAGGTAGAGGATGGAGCTAATAGTCCACAACCGCATTACGTTGAAGCAGCTACTATAGGAGGAGATCTGTCAGATTACTTAGTGTTAGAAGGAGAAGCTGAGGACATTATTCCACAAAACAACGAAGCGAGTATCGATTTACAACCAGACACCGATGGTACTTACGGAATCGTTGCAGATAATACACAAGACCCGATATCACTACTATCAGAGGTTAGTGGTAGCAGTTTTGAGTTAGTAGATGGAACAATTGATATGGCTATCACACAGACCGGATGGGATTCGAGATACCAAGGATCAAAGTACATATACTTCACATACAATTCAAGTGGAAGTGATCCAAGAGTGCTTACTTATGTAACAGCTAGTAGATACGACGATTGGGAAGCTGTTAATCCAAGCATATTAACAAGCAGGTTCAGCGAACAGAGTAGTCCAGATAATTTTAAGTATCAAAAAGATATATGGAATTACCACGCCTTAGAGAGATTCTATACTGCATCTGTACTCACTGAATTTACAAGTTCAGCAGCTTCGCAACAAAACTTATGGACATCTAATTTTGGACTACGTTTCTCGAGTTCATACGCAGGAACAACACCATACGCTACGCCATTCCTAGATGGTGCTAGTGAGCCTAGATGGATATTAAGCGGATCACAATATGGCACAGATGGTGCAAGTGGGCCATTTAATGGATTAAATTTCTACTCTACGGCAACTGGTAATTTTACCGGATCAGCAGCATTAGATTCATTTTTCAACGAAAGAGAAGACGCTGACACGACAAACTATGGTTATCGTGTGAAAGGAACAATCACTATGATTAATGTGGGTGGTGTGAATGCTGGAGCTGTAATATTCCAAGCTGGAAAGGAAGGATCGCAGTTCACACATATTGAAAACACATTTACAGGATCTGGAACCAAAGACAGCATCGATTTTGATTTCATAACACGAGCAGATGGATCCGAATTAATAATAACTGTTCAACAATCCGTAAGTACGCAAGGATATATGTGTATTCAAGGCTTACAAGTGCAGCCATTAAACTACTTCGAGTCGGTGCAAGATTATCATTTATGGAATAGTAGAGGAATGATCAATGCACGATACGAAGGATGCAAATTAACATCAACAGATTACAATGTGGATAGTCCTGACACAGTGGATGGAGGACCAGTAATTACAATAACAGAGGGTGGAGGAAGAGTATTGAAATCAAAGCCTAACGCCCAAAGAGGTACATTTGAAATTCAATAGGTTTTTTCTAAAACTCGACATATTTATAGTAAACGCTAAAACAATAACGCAAAGTGGGATATTTAGATAATACAACTGTAACAGTCGATGCTATATTGACTAACAAAGGACGAGAGATCCTTGCGGCAGGAGGCCGATTAAATATCGTAAAATTCGCTTTATCTGACGATGAAGTGGATTACGATTTATGGAATCCAGCTCACACATTAGGAACTAATTATTACGGAAAAGTAATCGAAGACATGCCAGTCCTCGAAGCGCTTCCTGATGAGACGCAGATGATGCGATACAAGCTAATTACTCTGCCAAAGGATGTTATCGGTATTCCAGTGATTAGCATACAGCCATCAGCTATCACATTCACTTCATTAACTCAAGAGATTACGGTAAGACCAAGCACATTGAACTTACAAGGAGCAAATGAAACGAACGGATACACAGCTATCCTAAGCGATGACACAGTTGCAACCCTAGAAGTAGCAGCTGATGGAGGTGTAAGCAGAGCACCAGTGTCAAACAGAGCTGCTGCAGGCGCATCAAACACAGATCTTGCTAACGCAGCAACAAGCTTCCTTGATGACGAAACAACAAGCGTATCAACAAGAGGTAAGTCAATAACTCGAATTGGTAGTAAGTTTGTTGTTAAAGCGAAACCACAAGCAGACTTAACTAAAACAGTCAAAGCATTATTAACGATTGTTGGAAATGAAACTGGTGGATTTAAGACAATCGTTATAACAGTGGATCCAACTAACTTTAATACGTTAGACGTAGGAACAGCATCACCAGCACCCTTTACACCAGCACTTTAATAAAAAATAAGCAATGGCAGAAATATATAAATCGTTTACCGGAGATGATATTGTAACAGGAGACACACAAACAATCTCTCAACCAGTCTGGTCAGAAAACATGAACCCATACTCACAATCCTTTGGAGGATCAAGTGGAATCGGATTCTTTACCTCATCAGCGCAAGTGTCTCAATCTGGTGATTACTACGTAAATACTTATCACAGAAACCCTGCTGATCCAAATGAATCAGCACAAGCGGCTGTTCAATTTGCACTTGCTTATGGACATAGATTGGGTAGTGGATCTTATGGTGATCCAAACACAGTAGGACAGAATGAAAACGATACACCAACAAGAGCAATATACTCACAATATCGTAATCAACTACTACCTCCAACAGATACAGCGTTCACATTCGGAAGCGACACACCAGACGAAATCATTGTATTCAATATTGCAAGAGCAAGATTCAGACAAAAGATTGATCCAGGAAACTGGGAATTGAGAATTGCATCAGGAACCTTAACTGATGGAGCTACATCGTATATGTCATTTGTTGATAATAGTGGTGAAGAGGAAACACCTACGCTTAATGAGGCAGGTAGAGTAGTTGGAATTTATAGTGGATCGGGAGCAGTAACAGCATCCAATACAGTGTATGGATTATTCTATCCAGATCATGGAGTGTTTGTTTTCAATGCTACACGTTTAGCATCTGAAACCGGTATGCCAATTGACTCAGGATCAGCAGCAACATTATCAGCAGCATTAACTCAACCGAAAAACTCAGTAACAGCTTCATTATACGTATCAGCATCAACATACTTTGCTGCACGAAGCGAAGAGAAAGTGACAAGCACGCACTACTTTGTTCGCGTAACAAATAAGAACTTTAACTTTTCAAACAATCCAACATTCGTAACGGGAAGCACAGGACAGTTTAGGTTTGCTAGCATGTTAAGAAATCCAAGCGTTTATGTTACTACGATTGGAATGTACGATGACAATAACAGATTAGTAGCGGTAGCTAAGCTAAGCAAGCCACTATTAAAATCATTCAATAGAGAAGCCCTAATCAAGGTTAAGCTAGATTACTAACCACCCTTATTAGAGTATAATAAGACAGACCCGTGGACGCAGAGCGACTGCGGGTTTCTTTTTCTAAGCCTATTTATATACAATGGCAGGCATATTCAAAAATCTCGATGCATCTGATATAAGGCTTACGCCTTTCCGATCACATAAGAAGTGGAACAGCACTATTTGCTACGACAACTACTATTCAAATGTACAAGCTAATCCAGAATCTATTGGCCTACTACAAAACGAAACCAATCGAGTATATGCAACAGATGCCAGCTCAAGCCGCATACTAAAACTAAATCAGGGTGATAATTACGAGATACTAGCAGATGAGGTAGTAGCTAACCTAACAGCAAGCGAATATGGGCAAGACTACGCAAGAAGCTATGTAGCGTCTTATGGTACTAATGATTTAACAATGTCCGATTCTGATTTACAAGTAGCAGTAGGCGGTACATATGCAAGCACAGTTGTCGATCATATAAAAGATGCTTCTTACGCAGTGTCTGCCAGCAGCACATCTAGCTATATGTTTGTGGTTGGAGAGGGTGGAATTGCAGGGCAAGAGTTTGCAACAACTCAAGGAGTTTTTATAGGAAGCGAGTTTACACCATCAAACGTACTAGATGAGCACACTGGATCATTCGTAGCTGTCCAGGCTGAAGGTAAGCTTAATAACGATAAGATAGTTGCGTTAGTGTCGTCTGGATCTTTAGGTGTATTTGCAATATCCTTTACTGGATCTTATACGGATCCACTAAACGCACAGACAAGTAGCTCAGTATCTCCTGGTAGTACCTACGGATTTGGAGTTTATGGAGCAAGTGTGTACGGGGACAGTGTTCCAGTAGCATTAAAAACTTTTCTGTATTGTGGAACACAAGACTTGTACTTTGCTTTATTTGAAGATGGGTTTTTGTATAAGGTACAACCCAACGCAACCTCTACATTAGTAGCTGGCAACGTAGCTGAAATATTACAAGATAAAAGCAACTTCACATCAGGCTCAACCGATTACCAAACAAGCAAAATACACGTAGTATATAATACGGGACAAGTTGGTATTGACTTGGTAGCAACAAATACTGGCTACAATGAAGCATCGTATGAGAAGTTGGTGGATGCACGTCAATGGGTGTCAAGAAAGCCAATTGTAAAAGCCACCATACAACAAAATCAAACACCTGCTACAATCGGTATTTTTGCAGGAACAACAACAAGCCTTACAGAGCAAGTATTCTTCACTGTCAATCCAGATACTTACGAAATTGGCAATCCATGCCATTTTGGAGCAACAAAAGGTGATATGCGTATTGGAGTAGGAAACAAAGCTGATGGTGATGTTGATGTATTTATAGGATTCAGTTCATCGTTTAGTGAAAGGTTTGTTGAAATATCGTATGGAGAGCCAGTATTCCAACTCTACAAAGCAGATTACAACCCAACACCATCGCACCCTAGCTACAACCCATTGAATACGTTATTCGATCAAGGAAGTCCAACATTCGATAGATACGAACCGGTAACACGGGAAGGCAAGTTTCAGCGTGTAGTACATAAATCACTTAATCATTTATTTTACGAAAGCTTTTACGACAATACTAAAGCAACATTTGGAAACGGCAACATCAACAACCAAGTAAGGTTGCTTGAGGATCAAGCCTATATTATTGATCTACCACAATCAAAATATGGTGAAGCTATACAACAAAACTCAATCACCATAAATGCGAATTACAACATTAGTGGAAGTAATAACACTGAATTAACAATCACAGACGATTTATTTGGTAACTTATATGTCTCAGGAGGATTAGTGTCTCCAGTAGATGCTACCTACCAAGCATCAGGATCTATGTCAGTAACTCCAGCTGGAGAATGGCCAACAAGAGATTTATATAAGTATAACGGAAAGGGTGCACAAAGCTTTACAAGCAGTTTTAATCAAGGAAACTGGCAAATGCAGACAGCCCATAAAAATATTACGTTTACACAAATAACTGGATCTGAATTACCTATTCCATCACCAATCGATCTACTAGGTGTTGTTCCGACATTTGACAGCTCACTATCGTCGAGCATGCATATATCTCCATCTGAAGTTGGTGAATATCGTCAATCATACAACTTTGAAAATAGTGATTTTGCAATATCGTTTATGATTAGACCTACAGATGTTTCGTCACATCCATCTGGATCTGTAGTGATAGCGAAACAAGGACAAGCTGAAAATTACGGAGTGGATATTAATGGAAACGTATTCACTTACCCAGCTAACACAAAGTCACCATATCGTATTCGAATGAATTCAAGCTATGAATTATTGTTTGAACGCGACGATTTATTTGATTTAGCAGTAGTGTCAGGTAGCTTAACACAAAATCAACTGCACCATGTTGTAGCTATGAGGAGTGGTTCTAATCTATATATGTATATTGATAATACGCTAACTCAAACAGCTAGCGACTTACCAAACGCAAGTGCTTGCTCAAACAGATCAGACATATACATCGGAAACTCATACACAGAAGAAAGAGGTTTTGACGGACTTATTGATAATATAAAAATATATCCATCAGCATTAGGACAGGGAGATAGATCACTACTATATCATACATTAGGAAGAGGAACTACCATTGTTGGTAATGCCTTTTATAATCATGGAATGTTGGTGCTAGGATCACTCACCTCTCGCTTCATGGATATTAAGAGTGCAACAGCTAGAGGAACCCATACGATATGGGAGAAAGAGGTATCGTGTACAGTAGGAGCTGGAGAGTTTAATCGAACAAATAATCCAACAGTACAAGAATACAATCCAGTTACCAATCGATACGAGTTTAGAAGTTTCACAACTGGATCTGACTTTAAACCTTACGTTACATCCATAGGATTATACGACGATTATGGGCAATTATTAGCAGTAGCAAAGTTGGGATTCCCAATCAAGTTACCTAATAATGTAGATACAACGTTTATAGTAAGATATGATAAGTAATGCAAGACGAGTATGATGAGTGATTTCCAGACCAACCAATTTAATTATGCTTAAAAAATTAGACTACAAGTTAGTGGAGTATCCATACATAACGCAACCATTGCAAGATGAGAGTGTATTCGATAAAATGATCATACCAGATTTTTTTGATCGTATTGGATACGAATTGACTTATATTGAGGGAGAGTATCATAAGCAGTCAAATATACCAGGTCACATACTTGTACCTGGACGACCAACAGACGCATCAGCCTGCTTTCAAGATTGGATGGCTCAAGTAGAGTATCACCCTCACGCTTTCTTAGATCACTGCCACCTTAATACACGATACGGATATGCTGGTGAAGCTTTAGAACAGCTAAAGAGAGCAGCTAAGCAAAACCCTAGACTAACTAAATTAATCAACATAAAACCAAAGTATATGGTAGATTTTTGCGTTGATTGGATAGAAGATGGTACAGTGTTTGAGCTAATGCATATCGAGCATGATTTTCACGATTTTGACTTATACAGAGATCACATAAACAAAATGGAAGATTTAATTTTATCGTTAGACTGGACTAAGGTGTTTAACGATCTCAAGCCATTAATATCTGAAGACAACTTCGACGAATATAAACAATCACAAATCAAAGCGCAGTACTTTGGAATCGACAAGTTTGAGTATTTGCACGAACCTAAAATGCTTTCCTTTCTCAAAGTTTATTAATATGTTAGATCACAAACACCTAATTGCAAAGGGCACATTGCAAGACAAGCTATCCACGGAAGAGGTTACAAATTTAATCAACAACCTCGTAACAGCATTAGATATGCAATACGTACAAGGCATGCCAATTAATCCAGTTGTTGGTTATGAGGATGGAGAGTATCCTGGTGTATCTGGTGTTGGAATTATAACAACATCACACATAGTAGTACACACATGGGATAACTCGTTAGATTATCAGTTAGATGTGTATTCATGCAAAACATTTGAAAAAGAGTCTATTGATTTGGTTTTGAGTATGTATGGAATGACAGAGGTATCCGCAAAAATATTCGATAGAAATTACGAAATAGAACAGTTATGGCCAGAAGAAAAAAATCAAGCAAAAGAGCAGTAGCAAAGAAGCACGGATTCCGAAGTGGTTTAGAGGAAGATATAGACAAGTCTTTAAAGAGTAGTGGTGTAGATGGTGAGTATGAGCAACACAAAATCAGCTACACAAAGCCTGCAACTAATCACACCTACACACCAGACTTCAAATTACCCAATGGTATTTTTATAGAAACTAAAGGTCGATTTGTATTAGCAGACCGAAAAAAACACGTATTAATTAAACAACAGCATCCCGAATTAGATATACGATTTGTGTTTCAAAACTCACGAAATAAGATCAGAAAAGGATCCAAAACAACTTATGCAGATTGGTGTCAAAAAAACGGATTTCAATACAGCGATAAAATCATACCAAGTAGTTGGTTAAACGAATAGAATTTTGTATTGTTAGTCTATGAATGTGTCACAGACTGAAACTGTAATGAAAGCACTACACGGCCACTTAGGTAGGTCGGTACCGCATAGAAATGGAGAAAGAAGCTTTCATTGTCCATTCTGCAATCATCATAAGAAAAAACTGCAGGTAAACATTGAAACTCAAAAATGGCATTGTTGGGTGTGTAATGCAAAAGGACAAACTATAAACTCCTTATTACATAAGTCGGATGCACCATCATACACATTCGATGCAGTTAGAGCAGTATATGGCAATGTGCATTTAACAAAGGTTAAGAAATCCAGCTCTTCGATTACAACATTACCAAAAGAGTACAAACCATTATACATTGCTAAGCCAACACCACACCAAAAAAACGCAATGTATTACGCTATCCATAAAAGGAATCTTAGCCCAATAGAAATTGTGAAACACGAAGTAGGTTATTGCGAATCAGGTCCTTATGGAGGAATGTTAATTGTTCCGAGCTACGATGAGGATGGCTTCTTAAATTATTTTGTTGGTCGTAGTTTCTATAATACACCGATGAAACATAAGAACCCATCTGCATCAAAGGATGTGATTGGATTTGGAAGTAACATAAACTGGAGTGAACCAGTTGTTATTGTTGAGGGAGCTTTTGATGCGATAACTACGAGAAGAAACGCAATACCATTATTTGGTAAAAAGATACTACCAACACTAAGAGCACGCATATTAAAAGAGCGTCCTCCGAAGCTGTTTCTAGCACTCGACCCAGATGCATATAGGGACACCTACAACGAGATTGAGTATTTCGTTAATAACGGAATTGATGTGTATTACGTAAACCTACAAGACAAAGATCCAAACGAAACAGGACATGAAGGTATGCTAAAGGCGTTAGAAAATGCTAAGCAGATATCATTCTTTGACTTAATACAATTTAAAATGAATCTATGATAAACAAGATCAAAAGTAACCTCAAGCAAGTAGATTGTATATTTCACATTGCAGATGTACACATACGTAACTGGAAGAGGCATAAAGAGTTTAAGGGTGTTTTTGACCGCATGTTCAAAGAGCTTGATAAATGTCCAGAAAATACAATTGTAACTGTAGGTGGAGACATTGTACACGCTAAAACAGAGATGAGTCCGGAGTTAATCCGTATGTGTTCTATTTTATTTGAAGGACTAGCCAAACGCTTTCCAACCATAATTATCACTGGAAATCATGATGCCAATCTCAATAATC